CGGATTTATTACATCGACGATGAAACCAATGGGAAAAAGTATGTTGGCAGCGCCATCAACCTGCCACGAAGAAAAAGCCAGCACTTCAGTGCTCTACGGAAGAAGAATCACTCAAATCCGCAACTCCAAGCGTGCTTCAACAAAGGCCACGAATTAGAATTCGTTGTTGCTGAGTTGTGCAAGGAAGATGAATTACTTGTTTGTGAACAAAAGTATCTAGATGAAATGTGGGACAACGGGAAAACCTGCTTCAACGTTTCGCCTGATGCTTTACGAAACATCAACGGAGTGAAAACGTTTGATATTGTTCTGGTTGACTCAAATGGAAACAAGCATGGCCCAATCGTAGGCCTTGGCGCTTTCGCTCGCAAGCACGGGATGTTTAAGGAGAATCTAAGCACGCTCATCAAAGGCCGCCTAAAGTCTTACAAGGGATGGCGGTTGGATGACGGGCTTTCAAAAAGACCGCAGTCTCGTAAAAAGGGCCGAAGCTTTATTTCTCCGTCAGGGAAAATCCACGAAAACGTAAAAAACATGACAGAATTTGCCGAGCGATTTAAATTGCATTATTCTGGGTTTAGCAAATTAGCAAGAGGGCGCCTGCGTACTTATCGTGGCTGGAGATTAGCATGAGTAGACTATTCATTACGCCCCGTGAGATTCACCTTATCAACGACTGGACCAAGGAGTTCATCAAAGATGTAGTGGGTCAATATATTGTTTATTACCCCATTTCTATTCTTAAGACACGAGTTCACCCTGTGTATGATGAAGCGATTCAGAAAATCTTTGATTCCCCAATCAAGATTGATGCTTTGGTAGACCAGCCACAGGAAGGCAACGTTATTGGCAACTTTTCGGTTGAGTCTTCAACGACTCTTAGCGTTTACATTCAGGCTCGTGACCTAATCGACAAGGAATTCCAACCAGAGCCTGGCGATTTTTTTTCCTATGGTAGCCAAGTCTTTGAGGTGCTAATAGCAAAAACTGTTGGCGATATTTTTGGACAATCCGAATATGACATTCACTGGCAGCTTGAAGCAAAACTCGCTCGTTCTGGCCGTTTTGATCTTCCAGACTTCAAAAAACTGCTTGAAGACTCTAAGCATTTTGAAAGTAGTATGGTAAACAAAACGTTCCAGCAACAACGTGGATTGTCAGAAACCGATCAAGAAGGTGTAACTGGGGATGTCCGCCAGGTTCGTCAGAGGCTAAAGGATGACATGGAGCCAATTGCCTTGAATGAAGGGCCACGAACAGTGGGTACAGAAGAAGACGAATCTGATGTATCTGACACCGACGGGAAACAGTCTTCCTCTTCGTTCTACAACGAATGAATTAGCCTGTTCCTTATACTTATGGGCGGAACGAGTCCGAAGTATGGCCAACAAATTTGATTTATGATTGCTACCGTAGCACAAAGAAAAGCGGCCTTGAAAAAGAGAAGAGCTGCTACGACACGAAGTCGCAAGCGTGGAAAGTCCAGGTTCAAGACTGGGTCACACGATTCACCAAAATGTAAAAATGGTCCTGCGAAATATCGCTCGGGCTGGGAGAAGACTGTTTGCGACTTCTTGGATCAGAGCCCCGACGTCCTCTATTACGAATATGAGCCCTTCAAATTGCAGTGGTGCTCTAATATGAAAACAGGAAGAATCCGTACCTACATTCCTGACTTTCTCGTAGTATACTGTGACGGAAGAAAGAAGCTTGTTGAGGTTAAAAGCGACCGCTTTAAGAACAGTCGACATGTTCTCAAAAAAGCTGCTATTGGTAAATCATGGTGCGAAAGAAACAAAGCGACATACGAATTCTGGTGCGACCAGGAGATAAAAACGTTCGCAAAACTGCTAAAGCCAAAAAAGGTCAAGAAGACCTTGGCGAAAGCCTCGACAAAAATGACGAAGTCAAAGACACCCGTCAAGTCGTAGACATAGGCCTAGACATCTCAACAAGTATTGTTGGTCTTACGCTTCTCGATGGGACCACGGGGCAATATGTTTTGATGAAAGCCTTCAAACTTCAGAAGGCTGCCCTCAAAGATGTGTGGGACAAAGCTTCCTTCATGAAGGTGGCCCTTGGAGATTCAGTTGACACCAAGAAGTACAAAGTCAGACGCATTTTCGTTGAAGAGGCAGCGAAGAAGTTCTCCCCAGGATTTTCTAGTGCGGGAACCATTTTTGCCCTTGCCAGCTTCAACGGAATCGTTTCCTACATAGCCCACGAGTTATTCGAAAAAAAGCCACAGATGATCAATGTTCGTTCGGCTCGCAAGAAGCTCGGTATTAAGATCAATTATAAAGACAAGTCCAAGGATACCAAAACCAAAGTTTTCGATGCTGTGCGAGGCCTCAACCCAGATTTTCCCTGGGAACAGCATACTGCAAAGACTGGCAAGAAAAAAGGTCAAACCGTATACGGTAAACAGAACTTTGACATGGCTGACGCCTGGGTTATTTGTCGTGGCGGTCAACTAATGCAAGGCAGTACCTCAGGTGGTTATTAATGTACAAGCCAGGAGATTACGTGGTTGGGTACCCTGATTTCTATATCAGCGACAACAAGAAATATAAGTTTGGTGGCGGGAAAATCCAGTACTGTGAGAACAAGTGGTCCATGATTGCCCAAAGGCAGCGGACCAAAGGATACAATATCTCCTGGCCTTTGGTTGATGTGGCAACTGGTGAGTTAGATGCCAAAGGAGTGAAAATTTATCCAAGCTACATAGGTTACGAAAAGCTCCAGGGAATGATAGTTGAAGTTGATGAAATGGGTGAGGAAAGGCCACACTGGGATGGAATCGTCCGAGTCCTTACTGGTGAAAAGATTTTATGGTTTTGGCCTAGGAATGTCCGCCTGGTTAGATACGCAGGAGCAAAGTCATGAGTGCTACAGGACGAGGAAAAAAGAAGAGAGACCCAAATGATTTCTACCCCACACCAGGATGGACAGTCAGGCGCTTTTTAGAAAAAGCAGGAGGCCGTTTGAAGTCTGGTACATGGATTGAGCCATGCGCAGGTGACGGGGCTATTATACGAGCTGCTAGGCCCCTTGTGCCACATGTTCGCTGGCACGCTGTTGAACTCCAAGGTAGGTTTGAAAAAAAGCTTCAACAGACCCCAGGGGTTGCAAGGGTTGACATCTCTAGTTTTTTAGATTGGCAGTACGAGCCCCAAAAGACAAACCCGAGTGCTAGGGCTGCGGTCATCTTGACCAATCCTCCCTACAAGATGGCGCAAGATATGATTATTCATGCGATGACTCAGGCCGAGCAAGTTTGCATGCTATTGCGCCTGAACTTTCTTGCCTCAGACGTACGATGTACTTGGATGCAAAATAACACTCCAGATATTTACGTCATTCCAAATAGGCCATCCTTCAGAGGTAAAGGGTCTGATGCCTGTGAATACGGATGGTTCATCTGGGATGACAAGTCTATTGGGAAAGTAACAATTCTTAATTCCACCCCGAGGAAAATAAGGTCAGATGAAAAAAAAGCAGTGCAAAAAATGCTTGGCAACGAAGAAACTTGAGAAATTTCATAAAGACAAATATTCAAAAGACGGCCTAACCAACATTTGTAAAGAATGCAGGAATGCTTACAAAAGACAGTACAATAAAGCTAATAAGGAAAAAATTTCGGCATACAATAAACAGTATGGGCAAGCCAATAAAACTGTCAAAAAAGTCAAAGACCAAAACAGGTACAAGCATACGAGAAACGAGTATCTGAAAAAAGTATCTGAGAACCAAGAGTTGTACTCTGCACGAAACAAAGCTTCTTACAGAAAGCACATTTACAAACGCCTGTTGGCCTCTGCACGAAAACGTGCAACCAAGCTGAACTTGGAATTCTCAATTACGATTGCAGATTTAAATTGCTCAGAACACTGTCCGATCCTTGGGGAAGAATTCACCTTCGGTTCCCAGAGAATAAAACCACACTACTCCAGCAGAACCATTGATAGGTTGAACCCTAATATAGGATACGTTCCTGGTAACGTACTGGTGGTCAGCAGTCTAGCAAATGTCACCAAGAACAACGGCACCATTGAAGAATTAGAATTATTAACAGGTAATCTGACAAAAATTGAAAGACATGGCAGTCTCTCCTGGGATGTAATTTTCAAAAAAGAGGGTATGACCAGGCACCCTAACTCCGAGACTATAGTTTATGGCTTACTTCAAAGCTGCCGACGAAGAGCTAAAATTAGGAATAGGCGCTTCTCTTTACAGAAAACTGATTTACCCATTCCACAGTTTTGCCCATTGCTGGGCCTTCCGCTTGAAAAGGGAAAGGGCAGGGTTACCACCTCGTCACCTACAATCGACAGAAAAAATAACCTTCTTGGCTATACTCCAAAGAATACAATCATTTGTTCCCACAAAGCAAACAGAATGAAGAATCAGTGTTCTGTAGAACAACTCAAAAAGATTGTCAAAGCTTATAAGTCGTTAATCCAGTAAAATCGTCTGGATGTTATCGACTACGGACTCTCAAACATGATTGCTGACGAGCATTACGGAGTGTGGTCATAACTTTCTTAGCCACGGATAATCCGATATAGTTTTAGACTCGGCTGAGGGCTCTATACTTATATTCATGGCTCGCAATGAAACTCGTCAGACTATCCATAGAGATCCGAGAAACCCAGAGGCCCATGTCAACTCTGGGTATGAAGGAGATTCTACGTCTGACGACTTTCTTATTCCGCCATGTGGAATTGAAGATTCGGACATGGCTCTCTTTCGCCTATTTGACAGGGACATTGGGTTTACTGTTCGTCTCGTAGAGGCTGGGAACAAACAGCTACAGGTCAAAAAGCCTTTTGTGATATTCGCCACTGGTGAGCGCTTTGCTTTGGCCAAGAGGCTACGCCCTCCGAGGGACAGGAACAACACATTGATGCTTCCTGCTATCTCCATTAGGAGAACATCGATTGAGCAAACTTCGGCTGACATTACTAGCCGTGGCATTAATCAATTCTCTGGACCGCTTGCAATCAAGCGTCGTCTTGAAAAAGGCGACCGTGACTATCAGAACTTGATCAATAAAATGGGCTTCAAGCACCTGTCGGAAGTTCCATCTACCAGAAGAGACACGGGTGAGTTGGCTAACCAGATTGAGGTTACCCAAGGTGGACTTCTGGAAACACGAGTCTCCTCAAACAACATGTGGGAGATTATTACGATTCCACAGCCTCAATTTTTCACTGCAACTTATGAAGTTATCTTCTGGACGAGTTTTACGCAGCACATGAACTACTTGATTGAAACATTCATGTCCTCTTTCCTGCCAAATGACAGGATTCACAAGTTAGTAACAGACAAGGGTTATTGGTTCCTTGCTTATACTGAAGACCAGTATCCAAACCAAGAAAACATTGACGACTTCACGGAAGACGAGCGTATCCTTCGATATTCTATGACCGTGAAGGTAAAGGGATACGTGTTGGCTCCGCAACATCCAACCAACGCTGTTCCCGTCAGACGCTGGGTCTCTGCACCCAACGTTACGTTTGATATAAGAAGCTACAATACCGAAGTGGTAGAAGCAAAGCACATGAACAGACCTCCTCAGAAAAATTCTGACAATCCTGGCACATTTGCTCTTACAGATATTGAACGAGACCCAAACACAAAGCAAACTCCTACCACGGATGAACGATACCTGGTAAGGAAGGATGTTATCGATGCTCGCACAGGAAACAAGAGGCCACGTTATGTGTCCATTCTTGAGTCAAATGAGAAAAAAGGCGAGACTGTTTACAGGGCATCAGATATAGAAACACTAGAGCAATTTATTAAGACGCTCAAATAATGAGATTTCTAAGAATCAATGTCCTAATTAGTTAGGGACTACCTGCACTTTTCAGGCAAAGGAACAAAACATGGCCAGCCAGATTTTCAATTTTCCAGGTTTCTTCGACAGAGAAATCGATCTTTCAGCACGGGAGGAAAGCCCTACGGGCACTCCAGCTGGCGTGATCGGTGGCTCCGAAAGAGGCCCAGCATTCGTACCATACACCGTTGGTTCATTTGCTGACTACAGAACAATTTTCGGTGATCTTAACACAAGATACGCTGCTCCGTATGCGGCAGATAAATTTTTGGCGAATCGTTCAGCTCTGACTTTCATCAGAATTTTGAACGCTGGCGCAAACGAGACTAGCACAGATATTGACACGACCCGTACACAAGGCACTGTCAAGAATGCTGGTTTTATAATCAGTGGTGCAGCTGAAGTTCCAGGTAACGAGGCCGTAGCTCAGGGCGTAGTCCAGTTTATCGTAGCAAATCATTACGTATCTGGCAATGAAGCCTATGGCTTGCCCATGTTTACCGATAATGACTCTTTTGCCACTGGGTCTGACGGTGCTTGGAACGGTTATGCCAATCTTGTGCGTGGCGTGATCTTTTGTGCAAGCGGAACCCGTATGCAAATCCTTAGTCACGATCAGTACTACAGTGAAACTTCTGACGACGCTGCTACTCCTAGCGACACCACTCGTTACTTCAAGATTGCAATTTCTTCTTCCCTAGGCACTTCGTTTGGTAACGATGAGGGATTTGATGGTGTTAGAATCTTTACGGCTTCCCTGAATCCAACCGAAGACAACTATTTCGCTAAGCTTTTGAACACAGACCCAGAGAGGTTCGCCGATGAGAGACACTTGGTTTACGCCGATTACGCAGTGGATGCTGAAATTGCAACATTGGAGTCTGGAATTGACTCAGTTGCTATCGCTAGCGGCAGCGCTTCTACTTCTTCTACCTCTGGTGATTCTTCTCTGCCTTTCCTAAATGCATTCGGCAGATTTGACACACGTTACACCGCTCCTAAGTCACCATGGTTCATCTCACAGCCATACGGTGAGACCGAACATGACCTCTTCTACATTGAAGCAATCGATGATGGTGCATATGCCAACTCACGGATCAAGGTATCCATCCTTGATATCCAGAAATCGGCCAACCCTAAGGACAAATATGGAACCTTTAACTTGGTTGTCCGTGATTTCTTTGACACAGACGTAGAACCACGAATCCTTGAGCAGTTCAGCAACATGACGCTCAATCCAGATTCGGACAACTACATCGGTAAAGTCATCGGAGATAAGAAGGCTCGCTTTAACTTCGATGCAGCGGATGTCTCAGATCGACGTTTGCTTACCACGGGCAAGTTCGCTAATCGTTCACGCAATGTCCGAGTAGTCATCTCTGACCAGGTGGCTAAAAAGGCAGTTCCTGCTGACGCTGTCCCATTCGGCTTCCGTGGTGTTGAAGTTCTTAACACCAACAGCGCTCTTGTAGACACCACAGGCTCAGCTGCTACTGATCGCCTGTACCTCAGAAGTACTGGAACTCTTGATACGCATGGACGACTTCTAGGTGCCATTGTTCCTCCGATTCCACATCGATACAAGGTAACTCGTGGAGCTACTGACACCGATGGCTCACGTCTTGCAGGAGCACCAGGGACTACTGAAATCACTGATGGTCGTTACTACTGGGGTGTGAAGTTCACACGTAACAGCAATGCTCTCAACCCTAACGTCGTTGAACTAGAAAACAAGCTCATTAAATC